CTAAAAAAGAAAAGCAAGCCAAAGTTCAACTGGTGATGAGGGAATTCAAGGCTGGCAAGCTTAAAAGCAGCAGTGGCGAGGCAGTAAAAAGTCCAGCCCAGGCGTTGGCAATTGCTCTGTCCGAAGCCGGCATGTCACGCCAGCCCAAAAAGGACATGGGCGACGAATACTACATGGCCTTCATGAAAGAACTTGGAGGCAATGAAGAGGAGGAGAATGATGACACGATGGACGAAAGCACTGGCGAAAAGCGCTGCAAAGCGTATCTTGCAACAGTGCGCAAGAACAAAGGAAAAAAGACTTAAGGGGAGATGCGCAATCATTTTCCCCTCCATCGTCTGTACGCTCCGCTGCGCGACGCGGCCTAGAGCTACGTAAGAAGCATGGCAAGGGCGGCTTAACCACGCAGGAGGCTGGTAAGCAGGGCATTGGAAGCGGAGTGGCACGGGCCTCTGATTTGGCTGGCGGCAGTGCTTTGAGCTATGCAACGATTAAGCGCATGTCGGCATTCTTCTCTCGTCACGAAAAGAATAAGAGCGGAGGCGAAGATGACGCTGGCTACATCGCATGGTTGCTATGGGGTGGAGACGCCGGCAGGGCGTGGGCGAATCGCATCATTAAGATGGTGGAAAGCGCTAAAGACAAATGAGCGAATACGTGCGGGTAATCGAAGAGGAAGACGAAGGCATTGGCATTATGAAAGCCTTGTCTATCCTTTCGGCGCACGAACATCGCAACACTTCACAGTGGCGTCTTGTTGAAGAGCAGCATTTCAAAAATGGTCGCCTTGACGAAACTCACGAATACGTGACCAACTATTACGAAAGGCCAGACGACCAGTTTGAAGCCGTGAAGATGCTGGTCTTTGAAGCTGAAGCCATTGCAAAATCTTATGTGATGGAAGGCATTCAAAGTCAACTTGCTGAAATTCGCGATGAAGATGACGACGATTAAAAAGGTTGGCACAGCCTTGCCGTCCAGCCTTTGCAAAACTGTCCTCGACCCTTAGCAACTGCTCTTAAAGCGGTGGCACATATATCGCGTTCCTCGCAAAAAAGACGGATATTTAGCGGGCACATTGAAATACCGTCTGGACTTGTTGCCTCAATTCTGTATTTTGTTTTGTGACCGCAAAGAGCTTTTCTGATTCTTTGCTCATCTGTAAATTTAAGACCAAGGGCCGGGCGACAGCTAACCCTGCCTTTGTTTCCCCGTCCATACGTGTTTCCCTTTTTTGCTTCGGACATTTTCCGTTTCGACTCTTCGCTCCTTTTCCGACCAAGATTTGACAATCGAATTTTTTCTTTGTGCTCTGGGGCTTTGGCTACGCCCTCAGTATTGAAAAATTTACTTGACTGTTTTGCCTTGTTTGCGAAGTGAGGATTCATGGCAATATTGTAAAATTCGTGCAAAGCAATTTCGGCGGCCAAAGCTTCTTCGCTAGTGTCAAAAATTGCAATAATTATTTTGTTATCTGGCTTGAAAGTTTTGTCAGAAAATGAACCAAAATATTGAGTATCATCCTGTGGATGACACTTGCAAGTGCGTTTGCCAATGTACCCGCGCCCCCACGACTCGTAAGAATAGTAAACATAATGATATTTTTTCACAGTTTCAGCTCCTGCAATTAAGTATTGTGGTGCCTTGAGATGCGTGCACTACAAAGCTTGGTATGCCCAAGAACCAAAGTACAGACAGCCCATAGAGCCCGCTGAGGGTTGCAAGTTGCACGGCAGAGGGCTCCGTAGTGGCCTTTTCCATTCGGCAATAGCTTGACGCGCCAATATGAAGTTTCTTGGCAATATCCCGCTGAGATAACCCACTGTTTAACCTGGCCTCTTTCATGCGACTAGCGACTAGCAGCCTCCTCTCTGGATGCGGCATATTGAGAGCGCTGGATTGATTGCCCGACAAGTAACGCATTTCCGTGCCGCATATGGCACATAAATCATAGCATAACCACAAAATATTGGTAAAGTATAAATATGGATTCACGCCCATGCTTTCGCTACGACGTATCTCAAATTAGTGATTATCAAATCACTGAAGAGGGCTACTTGAAGGTTCGTGCGCGTATTGCGCGTACGGGCATTCAGTCGTACACGGATGCAAGTGGTGGTATCCGCTTGGAATATCGCCCAGAAGAAGAAGTGGCTTCCTCGGAAGCCTTGGATAGCTTCAGGGAAAAGTGTTTGACAAAAGAGCATCCCCCAGTGTTGCTTGATGCGTCCAACACCAAGGACTATGCAGTTGGTTTTACCAGCGCAGATGTCTCGTATTCCGATGGCTTTGTTGAGTCCACTTTGACCGTCACTGATAAAGAGACGATTGAAGAAATCATGCGCGGCAACGTGCGTGAAGTGTCTTGTGGGTATAAAGTCGATTATGTTGATCAACCAGGCACCACGCCTGACGGACAACATTACGACGGCTACCAAAAGAACATTCGTGGTAATCACGTGGCCATTGTTAAAAGAGCACGAGGAGGAGCTAATGTTCGCCTTATGCTTGATTCAGCGGATGCCGCTGTGACTGAACTAACTATTCTCAAACAGGAGACAACTATGTCAGCAAACATTGTGTTTGATGGCGTTTCTTTTGAGGCAGACTCTGCTCTTGCAGCCGCCGTGGTGGCTGAGCGTGAAGACGCAAAGGCGAGCTATGCCGATATGAAACGCAAATATGACGAAATGATGTCCGAAGCTTCCAAAATGAAGGAAGAAATGGATGCCATGGGCAAGAAAATGAAGGGCAAGTGCGATTCCGCAGAGGGACGTGCTGATGCTCTCGCTCAGGAGCTTGACGCAGCGAAAGCTGATCTCGAAGCTGCTCAGCAAGTGAATGTGGACAGTCTCGTCGAAGAGCGCATTGCTCTCATCGACAAGGCTCGCACTTCTCTTGATTCTGCTTTTGATTTTGCTGGCAAAAATGCTCGTGAAATCATGGAAGCCTCTATCAAGGCTGTGCGTGGTGACGCTGATCTGTCGGAGCGTTCCGACGATTATGTGACCGCCATGTTCGACACCCTGGCCGAATCACCTCGTACTGATTCTGCCGCTACGGAAGACCTGCGTAAAGCTGTTGCTTCCATCGCCTCTCCAATGTCTGCTCCCTCGTCCTATATGGACAGGATTCAGAATGCTTGGAAAACTCCACTCTCCGTCTCTAAGGAGCGCTGATCCATGGCTGTAACTTTTACCACGTCGGGGACTGCGGCTGCTGGCGGTGTGCAACAGAGCTATGCTCTTGTTCACGCTGCTCTGCTCGAAGGCCAACTCTCTGACATCCGCGACAATACCATTGGCACCTACATCAACGAAACTGCCGTTGTGCAGCCGTTTGGTGACCTGCAAGTTTACAACTCTGCCGGCACTGTTGCCAATTCTGCTAAGACTCTTTCTGCTAGCGGCGACACCGTTGTTGGCATCAACGTTCTCACTTATGTTGACGAAACCGCTCTGAATGGCGATAGCCGTCCTGGCGTGAAAATCGATCAAGTGATGAATGTTGCCAACGAAGGCGCAGTTGCCGTTTATGTGACTGGCACTGTCACCCCTGCTTCTGTTGTTCGCGTGCTGTATTCAGCAAGCGGCACTGGCAAGGCTGGTCAATTCAGCCATGCCTTCGCTTCGGGCAAGACTGTTCGTCTTTCCAATGCTCGTTTCCTTTCTTCTACCACTGGTAGTGGACTGGCGATCTTGGAACTGAACGGCCCAAGCTTCACTCTCTCCGCTGATTCTTGATAGGAGGCCCTACTATGTCTGATTTTCGTATGGATGAGGCGGGCCTGTTTCTTGAGCGTCAGCTTGAGTTCATCCGCCCGCAAGTATTTGAAGTCACTTATGCCGACATCAAATACCCCACAATTCTGCCTGTAACCAGCGAGGCTGGCAATGCAGCACAAACCTTCACTTTCCGCATCATGGACTCCACTGGAGAGTTCAAACTGATTGCGGACGCTGCTGATGATCTGCCTCGTGCCGACATCAGCCAAGTGGAGAAGAGCATCAACATTCGTTCGTTTGGCGGTAGCTTCGGCTACACCGTGCAGGAACTGCGTGCCGCTCAAATGGCAAACATTGCTCTTGAGCAACGTCGCGCTTCTGCCGT